ACCCAAACAACTAGGTTCGATGAACAAGAAGCTCAAACTTCAGAGGGCAATGAAGTTGCTGAGCCTACACAAGATGTATCTGCAAAAGAGGATCCTAACAGATTGCAATATTGGCAGTCACAGGCAGATAAGGCCAAGAATGAAGCAAGTGCCATGGCAAAAGAGCTTGAATTGTATAAGAAAGCTATTGAGTCTATGAACAATGCTCCAGTCTCCAACGGAACCCAGCCCCAGCCACAGGCTGATCCATTGAAGGAGCCAATGCCACCAGAAAAGCCAATCTCATATAGTGAGATAGATGCATACAATGATCCTGAGAGCGATTCATTCAAATACAGAATGGCTAAAGAAAAATTTCAAGATGAACGATATGATTATCTTAAAAGGCTAGAATACGCACGTATTCAAGAGCAAGATCAATTATTTGCACAACAACAAGAAAAGCAAATGTTAAATCAAGCTTATAGCACAGTTAAAAATCAATATGGTTGGGATGATATGAAAGCTGCAGACTTTATTGGCTGGGCTACTAATCCTAACAACGTAACTCTTGATGTTTTAGCTAAGTTATTTGATATACAGAACGCTCCAACACAAGAACAAATAAATGCAGTACAGAAGAAACAAGAATTCCAACAAGCAGGTCAGGCTTTACAGAATCCTACTACGCCTAGTGCACAAACAGGACAAAGTAAGCCACCTATGAATGAGGAAGATTTGTTTAATGCTGCTTTACTTTCACAGAGCAAAATAAGGAAACAATAAAATGGCTACTAAAAACCTTAGCGGCTCAGGTGTTCTTTTTACTGATAGACGAGATTTTTATATCAGTCCTCAAGTTGTCAAGGAACTTTGGACTGATGTAACCCCATTTACTACAATCGTGGCTAATCAGGAACAGCGTACACCAACCGATCCGCTTTTCAAAATGTTTGAACATAGAAATCCTTGGCAAAACCAAGAGTTTCAAGCTGCAAGTAATCCTGCTAGTTTAGCTGCAGGTAACTCAGAATCAGGTGATTTAGATATTGATAATATCGTTGGATTAGCATCATCTGCTGATTCTTCTTATCTTGGTTTAGAGTGTGAAGTTTGGGATTCAACTAGAACTACCTTAAAAGGTCAAGCTTTAATTACAACAATTACTGATAGTGATACAATTAAGTATAAGAATTTAGGTTCTGCTGCTTTAGATGTTGCTGATAATGATGTATTTAGAGTTGTTGGTAATGCACATGGTGAAGGAACAGTTGCTCCTGAAGCATGGTCAGATGAAATCAAAGTTGTTCATAATAGCACTCAGATCTTTAAAACACCACTACAGATTACTGGTACTTTAGAAGCAGCAGCTTTACGTGGTGAGTCATCTGAATTAGCTAGACTACGTTTACAAAAATCACAAGAACATAAAATACAAAAAGAAAGAGCTTTCCTATTTGGTGGTTCTACTATTGGTACTGGTCTTGCTGATTCTCGTGACGGATCATCTAGTGAATCATTTGCTGAGCATGCAATAACCGATGCTAATGGAAATGTAGTTCGTTCTACAATGGGATTAGTAACAGCATTAGGTAAGTATGGTGAAACAAGTGGTGATGATCAAAACGTATTTACAATTTCTGAAGCTAGTTATAGCTACAGCAACTTTGTAGATGACATGGAAAAAGTATTCCAATACATACCAGAGCAAGGTATGAAGATGGCTTTTGCTGGACGTGGTGCTATGAGCTACTTCTCTAAGATTGATGGTGCTTCTGGATTCGCTGGAAACTCTGGATGGAATGTAAACATTGGGCCTTCTGAGCGTAGCAGTTATGGATTTAACTATAGACAATTAGAAACACCTCATGGTGTGTTAATGTTAATTCCTACTCCTGTATTACGTGGGCCTTACTCTAAATACATGGTTGTAGTTTCTGAAGAGAACTTATTCCATGCTGTTTATAGACCTCCAGTATACCAAACTAACATCAAGACTGATGACGCGTTTGATGGAGTAAAAGATCAATACATGTCTGATGAAGGTCTTGGAATAACCTTGATTGAATCTCATAAGTTGTTTAAGATAACTGATTAAGGAGGTTTAATATGGCTAGACCATTTCAAGGCGGAACTATGGCTAATGTAGAAGCAATATCTAGTGCGACTACATTATCAAAAGCAGATAGCAATAAAGTAATAGTTGTTGATGCATCTACTGGCTTTACCTTAACTCTACCAGCTTGTCAAAAAGGCTTAGAGTATAAGATACTTTTTAAAGTCGGTGGAACTGATGCAGCTATGAAAATTGCTGTTACTGCTGGTGATGCTTTCTTTGGAAGAGTGCAAGTACAAGACAATAATACTGATAACCAAACTGCAATGCAGGTAGTGACTTATGCAACAGCAACAGGTACTCCAGGAAGTTATGATGTCATGACTTTTGATGGAGATGCAACAACTTCTGGTTGTGCAGCTGGTGATATAGTTGAATTAGTTGCTATTGATGATGCAGCATGGGCTGTTAATGCATTATTGACTACAACTGGCACACCTTCAAGTATAGCAGTTATAGCAGGAAGTTAATAATAGGATTACTAAGGGCTGTGGCATGCATGCAAACGTACCCTGCAGCCCTAGTAATTAAAGGTAATAAATGCAAACATTTAAGTTACAAGTAGAAGATTTAATAGGTAGAACAATTACAGATACTAATGGTTTAAACGATATGTTAAATGCAACAGCTCGTGAAGTATCTGATGTTTTACCTAAAGATGTATTATTAAGAAATGCAACTGTGCAATCAATTACATCTAACTCCTACAATGTTGCTAATAAAAGAATATTAAGTGTGAGTAGAGATAGTTACTATGCTACTGAAATACCTTATGGTCAGCATGGTAGAGCTACTGACTCTGGTAGTATTTACTTTGCAGATACTGCACAAAAAAGAGATCCTGTGTTTTATTTAAAAGGTAAATTGTTAGTTATACAGCCAGAACCTACAAGTAGTGAAAATGGAGAAGTTATTAAATATGACTATCCATCAAGCATTGATCATGGAGATACAAGTATTTCTGATTTTCCTAGTGGAGCTGAATATGCAGTTGTTCTTGGAGCAGCAGCTAAGTTTATGTTTAAGTTAGCTTCTGAAGATCAGAATAATGAAGATATAGAACTTGCAACAAATACTGCAGCTTTTGCTACGCAGTTAAAGCAAGATTATGAAAAAGAATTACAAAGGGTTACACAGCAAAAATGACACAAAAACAAATGATAGAAATGGTTAGGCAACATCACCCTAATACTACAGAAACTCAAATTAGATTATGGCTTAATGCTGCAATGACTGAGTTTGCTAGAAGAACAAGAATGTTGACTGGTGCATTTCAATTTAATACAGTTGCAAATCAAAGATATTATGGATTGTCAGATGATATATTAGAAATAATATCTGTTGATTATGATGGTTATGATATACCTAGACTAGGTAGTAAGCCAGAGATAAGGGATCTAACATAATGATAAGCAAGAAAATATTAGGTGCAGGCCTTGCTGCAGGGTTAGGTGGTTTAATGATAAAAAATGAATTAGAAGGAGGAACAGAACAGTCTCAAAGATTAAGAAAATATACTAATCCTTTAAATTTAATTCCTCGAAATAATTCAAATGTTATTGAAATGAGCGATGAAACTTTTAATGAACTAAAAGCAATGACCGATAAAAAAGGACAAGTTGATGTAGGTCGTTACCTTCAGTCTAAAGCATTTAATGAATGGCTTTATTCTGATTTTAATCCTCAAGTTGATGATAGGATTATTGCTCAAATTTATGGAAGCATTGTTAATTCCTATAAAGATAAAGATAAAGGTCATGAAGTAGCTACAAGATTTGTTAATGTAGTTGCTACTAATAAACCTAATTATGTATTTCCAACTAGAAGAGAAGGGAATATGTAATTATGGGTTATGAAAATAGAACATTTGCATACTTTGTAGATAGAGATGCTATAGCTATAGTCAAAAGATCTGTATCTTCTGGAGAGAATACATACTCATCTCCAAGTGAAGCAAAGACTGTAACTATATTTGCAATTAAAAAACCTAATTTATTTATAAACGCTGACTCTGGAGCAGCTAATACCACAACTGGATATAATGAAACTCCAGATTTACCAGAAGAATTTCAGCATACTGTAGTTGCTAAAGCTATACAAAGAGGATATGAATTAAATATAGAATCTTTAGCAGCAGCACAGTATTGGCAAGATCAATTTGAAAAAGGAGTAAGAGAAGGTAAAAGATACGCTAATACAGGTAGAATGGAAAAGGTTGTTATAAAAGGACAAGGCTTTGAACCTACTGTTTACTCTACTAGAGATAAAGACGAAGTATGACAGAGATTGTATTGACTAAACCCTCTTACACAGAAGATCAGATTGCTAGTGCATCATTATCGGAAGTGTCCTCCTATAGTAAGTCTACAACTGAGCTAGTGAATACAGTCTCTGCAACATTTACAGAAATAACAACATCAGCCACTACTATGGTTGAATTAACCGATTATACGGAGGCAACATAATGTCAGTTCAAAAGAACCTATTAAAGTTCGCTGGTGCTCAAGCATTGAACTCTGAATATGCTTCTGCTTGGACTGAAGCAACCAGAGGACAGACTTGCAGTAGTGGCACTAACGATGAAATAAATATAGCAATACCAACAGGTCATACTATATTGTATGTATATCCAGATGAGTTAAGCTCTATTGGATTTGATACAACATCAGGAGATTCTAATGGTAATAACTCATTAAGAATAGAAGCAGGCAAAATGCAAAAATTCTATATACCAAATGGAGCTACCCATGTGCATATAGAAGGTCAAGGTGCTAGTGGCGATAAATTTTGCTATGTAGTAACAGGATAAGACTATGGGAAACTTAACATTTTTAGAAAGAGAAATACTTAATAAAGTCTACAATAGTAGCAATACTTCTTTACAGGTAGATATTGTAGATGCTACAGGAGTTACATTTGTAGCAAATCCAGAATCAGTATATGTTGATGATGGCGATTGGACTGATAATGTATCAAAGCATACACTTGTAGGTGGTTTGTATCAATCAACACCACAAACTATTACTGATGGCGATGTAGGCCCATTGCAAGTTAATTCAAATGGGTTTGTTAAAACATCTAATGATAGCATAGATAAGATGCTATATGGTACAGGATTAATTATAACTGCAGTTAATGGAGGTGCTGATCAAGCATTAGGATCTACATATCAATCAATTTATGTAGGAGTAGGTGGTGATATTGTAGTAACTCTTGCAACAAGTGGTAGTGATTTTACGTTTAAGAATGTGGCAAGTGGGCAATTACTTCCGATACAAGTAACTCATGTAAAGGCAAATAATACTACTGCAACTAATATGATTGCATTAAAAGCATGATAACAATATTTCGTAAATATGCAAATTTTTTAAGCACCATTTATGATAAGATATTTGAGCAATCAAATCTTAAATGGGAAGATCAAACTCAGAACTGGGAGGATTTATAATGCCTACAAGTTTGACTGGCAATAAGATATCACAAACTTATCCACAAATTATCCACGTTGATGGTGGTGTAACTGGTACTGCAAAAGCATTATATGATGGTGATGGTACAGCAACAGTATTAAAAGTATCTACAAGCGAAGTAGAAATATCAGGTAACCTGACTATTGCAGGTACTTTAACGAATGTAAATACAACAAATCTACAAGTTGATGATAGTTTGATACAGCTTGGTAGAGATAATAATTCTTCTGATGTAGTTGATATAGGTTTTGTAGGGCTATACGACGCAGGTGGTACAGATAAATATGCAGGTTTATTTAGAGATGCTAACGATAGCGGTAAGTTTAAATTATTTATAGATTCACAAGAAGATCTATCTACAACTAATACTATTAATACAAGTGCTACAGGATATACAGTTGCTACATTAGTTGCAAACCTAGAAGCTGCTACAGTAAATATAGATGGTGGTAATATTGATGGAACTACAATAGCAACATCTGATATTACAGTAGGCACAGGAAAAACTTTAAATGTTTCAGGTGGTACATTAACACTTGCAAACGATCAAATATCTGGTGATGCTATTAATGGTGGTACTATTGGATCAATTACTATTTCACAATTAGCTGGTGCTTTAGATGCTAATAGCCAAGCAATCACAAATATAAATATAGATTCTGGTGCGATTGACGGAACTAACATTGGTGCAAATTCTGCTGGAACTGGTGCATTTACTACGCTTACAGCAAGTGGTCAAACATTTATAGGTGGTACAACTGATGAGGGTTATAGCACTTTATTAAATATTGAGGGTGCTGGTGGAGCTGATGATGTAGTAGGTATATTATTTAAAAATACATCTGCAAGTAACGATGAAGAAATTATGTCATTACTTGCATCGCAAGGAAGTGATTCTGTTGGTGCAATAAATATTAAAAGAGAAGGTAATGCTGATGATGCCTATATAGACTTTTTGACACAGGCTAATGGTGGCTCTATGACTGAAAAAATGAGAATAGACAGCTTTGGACATGTAAAACTATCAAATAATGGTATGAGAATTACAATGGATTCTGATACTGAAAATGCCAATGGTTCTTCATTGCAAAGAGGTACATTATTTTTAAATAGAGATGATACTGCTACAATCAAACAGCTTAACTTTTATAAAGCTGGTTCAGAGCATAGTTATTTTGAAACATCTTCATCTGGTTTAGAAATAGGTGGTGCAAATGTTGGGGTGGGCGTATCACCTGCAAAATTATTTCATGTTGAAGGTTCAACAGGTGGTGACTTTGTATCAAGAATAAAAAATACAGATGGCACTAATGGTGAGGGTTTGCAAATTCATGCTGACAATACATCTGCATCTCATAGAGCATTAGATGTAAGGAATAGTGGTGGGCAAATATTTGGAGTTTATAATAATGGATTATCTACTTTTTCTGGAAATGTTAGCATAGTAAAATCAAATGATGGAGGAGATGTTTCTCTTACTGTGAAAAACTCTGCTGGAGCTGGAAGTACAGATGAAACAAGCAGTATTCAGTTTACCACAACTAGCTCTGGTCATGCCACTGCAGCAGTAATAGGTGCAAGGCAAAGCAATTATAATGATTCAGCATCAAGAGATGGTGAACTTAAATTACAAGCATCAGAAAATGGAAGTTTGGGTTCTAAATTAATTCTTAGAGGAAGTGAAGCAGAATTTTTTACTAATGTTGGCATTGGTGCAAGTCCAGGTGCAAATCTTGATGTTGCTGGAGGGCAATTTCATTTAGGAACCAATGGGGCATCAGATATTTACATGAGTCCAGATGATACTAATGAAGTTATAAGATTCTCAAAAAGTGCTGGTGGTAATCTTGATATTCTTTCAAATGGTGGCGTAATACATTTAAATGTTAATGGAAATGTTGGTATCGGAACTGGCTCACCCCAAAGGGATTTGGTTATTTCAAATGGTGGTGCTGGTGGAATGGAGTTTGGTGCTGGTGATACTGCAAGTATAATTAGTCTATTTAATAGAAGTAATAGTAGCTATACTGAGCTTGATATTGAAGCAAAAGAAGTTCACTTTTTAACTGGCACAAGTCCAGCAGAAAAAATGAGAATAGACAGCTCTGGACATGTGGGTATTGGAACCGTAAATCCTAGGTCTAAATTTCATGTTGAAGATGCTACAAATAGAGGTGTTAGGTTTTTCTCAAAAAGCACAACTGGTATAGGTGCTAATAATGGGAATCCTGTTACTACAACAATCGGAACTTTTAGCACTAAATACGATGGTACTGGAAATGGTCATGCATGTATGGTAGATGCTGTTGTTACTGCAAGAGTATCTCAAAGTGCAAACGATACTTCTGTTAGAACTGTTGCATTAAGAATTTTAATAGCAAGAAGTGGAAATGAAGGTGGAGGTGCTAATACTAATTCAAATGTCTCAATAATAGAAACGTCAAATTCAGTTCTTGCTGAAACTGGAAGTGCTGGAACAATGAATGCAATATCATTTTCTGCAGCTTTTACAGGTGGTACTAATTCTTCAAGCTCAACACATGGAGTTGAAATTCAAGCAACTACCACCATTGATGATGGCTCTGGCTGTGCTATTGATTTTATTGGATTGATTTATGGGCATGAAACTATTGAATTTAGTTAGGAATAATATGAAAGATTGTAATTGTAGTTGTAGTTGCTGTAATGAATGAAGAGATTAAAAAATTTACTTACAGATTTGATAGCTTTTTTAATGGTATGTTTTTTACTGCTTTGTTTATTGGTTTATTCTCTTGGGCTTGTGATAATTTTTATATCGGTAAATCTCAAGAACAAATTGAAGAAGAATTAATGCAGTCTATGTTTGAAGTAGACTCACTAATAGGTAATATTAAAATAATACTAGGTGATTCTAGTGCAATTGAAAGGAAA